TTGGCGCTATGATGGCGCGGCCTGGGCGCGCGTTTCCCCCTTAATGCCCGCCGGGGCCGTGGTGGCCGATGCGCTATCTGCTTTGCCGCGTTGGTCGGTGACGATGCGCAAGCGTGAGGGCGTGTTGCCCGGCAGCCGCCTTGTCTGGCGCGGGCGGTTTTTGATCGTGATGAGCGGCATGAGCGATCCGGCCGACCCAGCGCGGATGGTTTTAACCTGTGAGGAGATGCGCTGATGCTGGAGCGATTGACAGCGCGCGCCGAAGCGTGGGCGCAAGAAAAACGCCGGGCCGCAATTGCACGGCTGGCCGCACAGTCTCTGCCGCCGGGGGTGGCAGCGGAGGCCAATGAGCAGGGGCTGATCCTATCGGGCCGGGGGCTGAAGCTGCGCCTGATCCGCGAGGCCATGATGCAGAGATTCTGGCGATGAGCGGGGCCTATGAGGCCGTGCAGACGGCCATCGTCACGCACATCAAGGCCGCCTCCACACTGACTGCGCTGACGGGCATTTACGACAGCCCGCCTGCGCGGGTGCCCTTTCCCTATGCCGTGATCAGCACAACCAGCGCCACCGACTGGAGCACCAAGACAGAGACGGGCCGCGAGATCCGCCTGGGCCTGACCATCTGGGATGCGGGCGAGCAGACCGCGCGGCTCCAGAGGCTGATGGCCGACGCCGAAGCGGCGATGGCCAATCTGCCGCGCAATTTGGACGGCTGGCGGATCATCTCCCTCACGCTTGCCCGCAGCCTGATCGCCCGCGACCCGAGCGGCCCTTGGGCGGGCCTGATCGACCATCGCCTTCGTCTATTCAAAAACTAGGAGATATTTATGCCCGCTGAAAAGGGAAGCGCCTTTCTGCTCAAAGTCGGAAATGGCGCGCAGACGCTTGCTTACCAGACCATTGCGGGGCTGCGCACGACGCAGCTGAGCATTAATGGCGATGCCGTGGTTATCACACATAAAGGATCGGGCGGCTGGCGCGAATTGCTGTCCGGCGCGGGGGTGCGATCCCTCTCCGTCTCTGCCGCCGGGGTGTTCACCGGATCGGCCGGCGAGATGCGGATGAAGACCAATGCCCTGTCCGGCGCGCTCGATGACTATGAATTGAGCTTTGAAAGTGGGGAGCGGCTGCGCGGCAAATTTCTTGTCACGCGGCTGGATTATGCTGGGGATTTTAATGGCGAGCGCAGCTACACCATCGCCCTTGAAAGCTCTGGCGTGGTGGACAGCCAGTGACGCGGCCTGACCCGAACCCTGGGACCAACCCACTGCGCGGGGAGGCCGACATTGCCGGGCTGGCTCTGCGGCCCAGCTTTGCAGCCCTTGTCGCCGCCGAAGCCGAATTGGGGCCGCTGCTGACGCTCGTGGAGCGGGCAGCCGATGGGCAGATCAGCCTGACGGAGATCATCGCCCTATTTTGGCATTGCCGCGTGGACAGGATGATCCCACGGGAGGCCTTTTCAGAACAGGTGGCGGCCGCGGGCCTTGCCGCAATGACGCCTGCGCTGCGGGTGCTGCTGCGCCAAATTGTGCAGGGGCAATGATGTTTGGCGATGCCGCGCTGCGACTGGCGGGTCTCGCTGGCTTGCTTTTTGGGTGGCGGCCCGAGGAGTTTTGGCAAGCAACGCCCGCCGAACTCGCCACGCTGATGCAGGCCGCCGCCCCATCTGACACACCGCCTGCCCCCGATGTCCTTCACGCCTTAAAGGAGCGTTTCCCCGATGGATGAGGAAATTGACCGCTTGTTGATTTCGGTGCGCGCCGACACGCAGGGCTTTGCCCGCGATGTGGGCGCGATGCGCGACGCCCTGACCGGGCCGCTAGGCGAGGGCGCGGTGCGCGCCGGGCAAGTGCTGGAAAGCAATTTGATGCGCGCGCTCAAGACCGGACGCATTGGATTTGACGATTTGAAACGCGCTGCACTTTCAACGCTTGCCGAAATCGCAGGTGCCGCTGTGCGATCAGGCATTGGGGCGCTTTTGGGCGGGGGAACTGGATCGGGCGGTTTGGTCAATTTGGGTGCAACGATTGCCACCACGCTGCTGGGCCTGCCGGGGCGGGCCACGGGTGGGCCTGTTTCCCCCGGGCGGGGTTATTTGGTTGGCGAGCGAGGGCCGGAAATGTTCGTGCCGACGACAAGCGGCAGCATTGCCCCAATGACCGGGAGCGCGAGCCGCGATGTGCGCGTCTCAATCACCGTCAACGCGCCACCCAATGCCGCCCCGGACATACTCGCCCGATCCAGCCGCCAAGTGGCGCGCGCGGTGCGGGGCGCATTGATGCAGGAGCGGTGAGTCATGGGCTATTGGTTGGCCGGGCCAGATGATGCCGAGGTGCACGCGCCCCTGAAGCGATTTGACGCCCGCTATTGGACCGTCAATTTCCCCCGGCCAATGATGGCCGCCGTCACCACGACGGGCCCAAGGGCGCTGCGGGTGGATGCCGTGTTTTACAAGGCCAATGATCTGGCCGGGCTGATCTGGGAATCGGCGGACAAATATGATCACCCTTTGCTCGCCTATGAAACGCGCACTGACTATCGCGGCCTGACGCTCCGCTTTCGGTGGCGATCCTCTGGCGTGCTGCCGCTCAACGCGGTGTATGGGCCGACGCTGACGATTGAGGGCAAAGACGCCCAAGGGCGTCCGCGCGGCTGGTATGTCCGGCTGTGGAACTATGCCCAAGGATTGCCAGAGGATGCGCAGATCACGCTTGATTTCGATCATTTATCCGGTGGCTTTCTTCTGCCGGGAGAGGCCGACCCCGTTTGGGCGGGGGATATTGATCGGATGTTCATCTCGCTTGTTCCGCCCGGCTATTCGGGAGCGGATGCGCCGCTTTCTAACCCTATTGAGGGCTGGGCAGAGCTGAGCGATATTGTCTGTGAGGGGGCGTCTTCTGTCCTGCGGCAGGGTGATGTTCTTGTCCCGCCACATGGTCGATCGATCGCCACAGGCTATGACGATCACTATAATGTGACGCCCGAACGCCTGATCTGGCAGGCCTTTCGCCTCGGCTATCGGGGGGCGATCAACCATTATGCGGGGATGAGCCATTATTTCCGGCTTGCGCGCGACGGGAGCAATTGGCGCGTCACGCTGACGGGCGGGGCGCTGAACACCGCAACGACATCCTGGCATCGGGACTTTGCAGAACGGGCGCGGGCTTATGGCTTTGGGCTGATCCTCTCCCTCTCCTTTGAGCTGTTTGACGCGCATTGCCCGGACGATTGGAAGCAACGCGCAGCCAATGGCGACCCGGCGCTGACCGGCTGGTCACCGCCTTCTACCCTGTTGTCCCCGGCGCAAGGCGCTGCGATGGCCTATCTTCAGGCGGTGGCCAAAGCCTTGGTCGGGATTGCGGTTGCCGCGGGCCATGCCCCGCGCTTTCAAATTGGCGAGCCCTGGTGGTGGATTATGCCCGATGGGCGGCCCTGCATCTATGATGCGGCTGCAAAAGCCGCTTTGGGCGGGGCACCCATTGCCATCCCGACGGTTGCGACAAGCGCGCTGACAACGGTGCAAAAGGCGCTGCTGGATGCAGCGGGCGCCCTTCTTGCACAGGCGACGGCGGCGCTTGCCGCCTCTGTGCGCACGGCCTTTCCCAATTGTGAGCGGCTGCTGCTCATCTATCTGCCGAGCATTTTGGATGCCGCAGCACCCGAGGTGCGGCGGGCCAATCTTCCCCTTGGCTGGGCGCGGCCGGCCTTTGATGTGTTGCAGCTGGAAGATTATGATTGGGTAACCAGCGGAGATGCAGGCGGGCGAGACGCCGCATTGGCCGACGTCACCGCGCGCCTCGGCTATCCTGTGGCGCGCCAACATTATCTGTCAGGCTTTGTCTTGCGGGCCGAAGATGCCGACCAATGGCAGGCGATTGATGCCGCGGCAGATGCTGCGCGCGCGCGCGGCGTGCCGGAGATTTTCATCTGGGCGCTGCCGCAAGTGCTGCGCGATGGATTTACCTGTTTCAAATTGGGGGACGCGGCCATGGACGCCTTTGACGATGTGGATTTTCCGCTGGCTATAGGTCAGCAGGCGCAGGTCGCGCCGGAATTTTCGACCGCTATTGTGACGACAGCTTCCGGCCATGAGCAGCGCAATGCCGCCTGGGCCAATGGCCGATTGCGCTTTGATGCAGGACCGGGGGTGCGGTCTGACCAAGATGTGCAAAGACTCATCGGCTTTTTCCGCGCGCGACGGGGGGCGGCCAAGGCCTTTCGCTTTCGCGACCCAACCGACAATAGTTCCAAGGGCATGACAGGCGTACCGACGGCGCTGGATGTGCCTATCGGCACGGGCAATGGCAATAAAACGCGCTTTGCCTTGGTCAAAAGCTATGGCGATGGCGCGGATGCCGAAGTGCGGCGGATTACCCGGCCTGTTTCGGCCAGCCTGTTGGTGGCCGTGAATGGCAGCCCACGGCCATCAGGCTGGGTGCTGGAGACGGGCGGCTGGATCCGCTTTGCGACCGCCCCGCCAAATGGCGCGATTGTGACGGCGGGCTTTATCTTCGATGTGCCGGTGCGGTTTGAAGGGGATCAGCTGAGCGTCACAGCCTTTGGCTTGGCGGCGGGGGAAATCCCTTCCGTACCGCTGATTGAGGTGCGCGACCAATGAGTCACTGGTTTGAAGCGCCGCTTTCCACCCTCGCTTTCTGCTGGCGGATTGCGCGGGGCGATGGCGTGACCATCGGGCTGACGAGCCATGACTTTGATCTACGGTGGGGCGGAGTGACCTATCAGGCGGCCCCCGGCATGGTGCCATCCGCCATTGAACGCAGCGCCGCAATGGACCCGGACTCCGCGCAGCTGACAGGGGCGCTGACAACGGATTTACTGACCGGCGATGATTTGGCTTCAGGCCGTTGGGACGGGGCGCGCCTGACGCTTTGGGCGGTTGATTGGACCAACCCAGCTGTCAATCCGGTGCAGCTATCGAGAGGGCAGCTGGGGGCTGTTGATATGGCGCAGGGCCAGTTTTCGGTCGAGCTGGACGGGCCGAGCCGCGTGTTCGATGCCGCAGTGACCGAGGCAGTGACGCCGCATTGCCGAGCCAATTTGGGGGATGAGAGATGCCGGGTCGATTTGGCGGGGCGGGTGGTGATTGCCCAAGTGGTTGCGCTCTCTGGATCAGAGGTGACGCTTGATCGCCCGCTTGCGACCGGGGATTTTGCCTATGGCAGTCTGCTCTGGGCAAGCGGCCCAAGAGCGGGTTTGCGCGCCGCCATACTCACCAATGACGCTCTTCATCTCTCGCTGGCGGAGGCCCCTGATATTGAGATAGCTGGACCTATTCAGGTCGAGCTGTCGCAAGGATGTGATCGGCGCTTTGCGACCTGTCGCGAGCGATTTGGCAATGCCGTGAACTTCCGGGGCGAGCCCCATCTTCCCGGCAACGACCTGTTGCTGCGTTATGGATAGGGATCAGGCTGTGGCCCGGGCCAGGGCGGTGCTTGGCACCCGATTTCGCTTTCAGGGACGGGATGCAGACGGGCTGGATTGCGTCGGGCTGGTTGCCCATGCCTATCAGCAAGCCGACATCCCCGGCGATTATGCCCTGCGCTCTGCCGATATCGGGCGCTGGGCAGACTATCTCGACACCCGGTTTGACCGATCTCACCAACCGCTTGAGCCGGGGGATATTCTGCTGATGCAGGCAGGCCCAGCACTGCTGCATCTGGGCCTATGGGCGGGAGCGAGCCTGATCCATGCGGATGGGCGCTTGCGCCGTGTCGTGGAAACGCCGGGGCCGCCCGGCTGGCCGATATTGGGCCAATGGCAGATGCGAAAGGACAGTTGATGGCGACGCTTGTGTTCACAGCAATCGGCACTGCTCTGGGTGGGCCGGTTGGCGGGGCAATTGGGTCCGTTATTGGCCAAGCGATTGACCAGAAAATCTTTGCGCCCGCTGCCCGCAATGGCCCCCGGCTGGCCGATCTGTCGGTTCAATCCTCCTCTTATGGGCGGACCCTGCCCCAGATTTTCGGCACAATGCGCGTTGCAGGCACGGTCATCTGGGCAACGGACTTGCGCGAAGACCGGCAAAGCGTTTCCCAAGGCAAAGGACGGCCCAAGGCAAATATATACACCTATAGCGCGTCCTTTGCCGTGGCGCTGAGCGCGCGACGGGCGGTTCGGGTGGGCCGGATCTGGGCGGACGGCAAATTGCTGCGCGGGGCAGCAGGCGATTTTAAGGTCGCAACCGAATTTCGCTTTTACCCCGGCACCGAAGATCAGCCGCCTGACCCGCTGATGCGGGCTGCCGAGGGCGCGGCAGAAACGCCCGCCTATCGGGGCCTATGCTATGCCGTGTTTGAGGATATGGCGCTGGAAAGTTTCGGCAATCGTATCCCCATTCTCAGCTTTGAACTGGTGGCGGATGAAGCGCCCATCGCTGCCGATACAATATTGAATGAATTGGGCGCAGGTGCGCTGTCCGCCGATTGTGCAGAGCCGTTGCTGGGCTATGCGGCCGATGGCGCGACGCTGCGCGTGGCGACCGAGCCGATCGTCCGACTTTTCGGCCTATCCACTTGGGATGATGGCGCGCAGGTTCGTCTATCGCGCGAGACCAGGCTGTTAACCGTGGCGGAAGACGCGCTGGGCGCTGAGGCGGGAATGGCGGGTGGCCCGACCCTGCGCCGCGAGACCGTTGCACGGACCAGCCTGCCAGCGGCACTGCGCATCCTATATGCCGACCCGGCGCGCGATCACCAGCCCGGCATGCAGACTGCCGATCTGATGGCGGGTTTGGGTGTTGAGCAGATTGATCTGCCCGCAGCAGCCGATGCTGCAACGGCGCAACAATGGGCCTGGCACGCCTTGCTGGCCGGACGCGCAGCCCAGGTGCGGTTGACCATTTCCCTGCCTTGGGCCGCGCTGCCCATGATGGGTGGCGGGCAGGTGCAACTGCCCGGAATATCGGCCCCTTGGCAAATTGCCACCCTGATATTTGAGGCGATGCGGATCAAGCTGACATTGGTGCCAGCCCGGTTGAATCCGGCCCGCCCGATGGCGGCCGATTCAGGCCGCGCCAGGACAACGCCCGATAGCATCCATGGTCCAACGCGGCTTATGGTGGCGGAGCTACCTTGGCTTGATGCAGGGTTAGCCCAGCGTCCAAACATCATCGTCGCGGCGGCGGGTCCTTCCCCAGGATGGCGCAAAGCAGGATTGATGCAATCCGCCGATAATGGGACCAGTTGGACGGAGATTGGAGAGACCGCCGCACCCGCCGTGATGGGCCGCACCATTGGTCGGCTGGGAGGGGCGAGTCCGGCATCATTTGATCGGAACTCAAGCCTGATCGTTGACCTGTTGCATGACGAGATGACCCTCTCAAATGTCGATGATGACGCACTCTTGGCGGGGCGCAATTTGATGCTGGTGGGGCGCGAGCTGATGCAATTTGGTCGGGCCGAGCGGATGGCCCCAGCGCGTTATCGCCTATCGCATCTGCTGCGTGGTCGGCGCGGCACTGAGGCGGAAATTGACGGGCATGCAGCAGGTGACCCCGTCTTACTGCTCGACCGTTCGAGCCTGATCACCCTTGAGAACGTGGCGGAGTCAGGGCGGATCGATATTCTGGCAAGCGGCATTGGCGATGCGGATCCGGTGGCAGCCGGGTGCGTGATAGGCGGCCTTGCGGTGCGCCCCCTATCGCCCGTCCATCTTGTCACCGATCGCGAAGCGGACGGGGCGATTAGGTTGCGCTGGATCCGCCGCAGTCGCGAGGGGTGGAATTGGCCGGATGGGATTGAGACACCCTTGGGGGAAGAGCGCGAGGCCTATCGCCTGATTGTGACGCCGAATCGCGGGGCTGGCTGGCAAACGGAGCTAGAGCGCCCAGAGGCCTTGTTGTCTGCCAGCCAAATCTCTGCCCTGCGCGCGCAGGGTGCAACGAACCTGTCGTGTGAAATCAGTCAATTGGGCCGGATGGCCGCATCTCTACCCAGCGCAATAAATATCACACTCCTTTGAAAGGACAGACTATGAGTGAGGCGACTGCCCGGCTGAACCTGCCGCTGATGGCGGCTGGCCAAAGCCAGAAAGAAGTGACCCATAACGAAGCCTTGCTGCGCATCGACCTGCTGGTTCAGGCGGTCGTTATGTCTGGGCCACAAGCTGTACCACCCACCAACCCATTGGAGGGACAAAGCTGGATCGTCGGGAAATCTCCCACGGGGATCTGGGTCGGCAAAGAGGATTATCTTGTGCAATGGACGCGCAATGGCTGGTTAGCCGCCCCGCCTTTTGAAGGCCTCTCTGTTTGGGCCGTGACCGGGAGCCGGGGCTGGAGATATGTCGCAGGGCGGTGGAGCGACGTTCTTGAGGCATCATCGGTCAGCATCGCCGGAAAACAAGTCATCGGCCCACAGCAGCCCCCCATTGCCATCCCCCAGGGTGGCACCAATCCTGACCTAGAAGCCCGCGCGGCAATCGTTCTCGTGATCAACGCTTTGCGCACGCACGGCCTCATTTCAAACTAAACTAATGCAGCGACAATCCGCGATCACTGCGGCTTTTGCGCAACAGTTTGTGGCAATGTGCGCTTGCGCGGCAGCATTTCAGGGAGTAACTGAAACCAGTGGTCCCAATGACACACTGAGAAAGGGGATTTTTTATGCGCAAACTAGCTATTGCAGTCGCGCTCGCCTCAACGGCTCTGGCGTCGCCAGCCTTTGCACGCGACGACGCGTGGTATGTCGGCATCGAAGGTGGTGCCTCGATCGCTGAAGATCAGGATTTTGATATCGCAGGCGGTGACAATAACGCCAACGCGGACCTCACCAACGCCTTCGATGTCGATGGCATCGTTGGCTATGATTTTGGATCCTTCCGTCTAGAAGCAGAAATTGGCTATAAGCGGGCTGAACTCACCCAGTGGCAATCGCTTGCAGCCACGCCAGGTGGCGTGACGGCAGCGCTTCGCCCTGCTGGAACGTTTGCGGATGCCAGTGGCCGTTCCACCAATTTGAGCTTCATGCTGAATGGCCTTTTGGACTTCGGCGATGACGAAGGCTTGGGCGGTTATGTCGGTGGCGGTGCTGGGGTTGCCCAGACAAAAACCGCATATACCCTCGATGCAACGGGTGGCGGCTTCTTAGATGACTCCAACACTGGTTTCGCATGGCAGGCAATCGCAGGCGTTCGGACGGCTATTAGTTCCAATGTGGACCTTGGCCTGAAGTACCGCTTTTTTAACCAGCCGGGCATCAATTTGATTGATCGCATTGGCCGGACAGCGGACAGCCGTTATCGGTCGCACTCGCTGCTGGCGAGCCTGATCTTCAACTTTGGGGAAGTTGCCGCTCCGCCGCCCCCACCGCCGCCGCCACCCCCACCGCCGCCACCGCCGCCGCCGCCAGAACCAGCTGTTGTGGCAGCAGTATGTGCGCCGGGCCCGTATATTGTCTTCTTCGAATGGGATAAGTCGGACGTTACGGCCGAAGCCTCATCGATCCTCGACAATGCGGTCACGGCGTATGCCGATTGCGGCCAGGCACAGGTCATGCTGGCCGGCCACGCCGATAAATCGGGCAAGCCCAAGTACAATATGGGTCTTTCCGAGCGTCGCAACGCTTCGGTTCGTACCTATCTTGAAGGCAAGGGCGTTCCTGCTGGCGTGATTGCCACTCAGGCCTTTGGTGAAAGCGCCCCGCGCGTTGAAACCGCCGATGGCGTGCGTGAACTTCAGAACCGTCGGGTGGAAATCACCTATGGTCCCGGTTCTGGCCAGTAAGCAAACTGACACGCTTGCGTGACAAGATGAGGGGGGCTGGTCTTACGACTGGCCCCCTTTTTCATGGGCGGGATAAAAGGGGGCATGCGTTTCTCCCAATAATCTCTCCCCATTTAGAGAGCCAGGACGCGGCATGAAAATTACGATGATTGGGGCAGGCTATGTTGGGCTGGTGTCCGGGACATGTTTGGCAGACTTCGGACATGAAGTTGTGTGCGTCGACCTCGACCAGAGTAAGATTGATGCGCTGCTCAGCGGAGTGATGCCCATTTATGAGCCCGGTCTAGCAGAGTTGGTTGCCGCCAATGTCCGCGCCGGGCGACTGACCTTTACGACCGATCTTAAAGACGGCGTTGCCGGGGCAGACGCAGCCTTCATCGCGGTCGGCACCCCCTCTCGCCGGGGGGATGGCCATGCTGATTTGACCTATGTGTATCAGGCCGCCCGCGACATTGCAGAGGCGATGACCGGGCCATTGATTGTCGTCACCAAGTCGACTGTTCCCGTTGGCACGGGGGATGAGGTGGAGCGTATTTTGCGCGAGATCGCGCCGGACGCTGACGTGGCCGTTGTTTCCAACCCAGAATTCTTGCGCGAGGGGGCGGCGATCCATGATTTCAAGCGACCTGACCGCATCGTCATTGGCACCTCGGATGACCGGGCCCGCGCCGTCATGCAGCAGGTGTATCGCCCGCTCTATCTGAACCAAGCCCCCTTGGTGTTTACCGAGCGGCGGACGGCAGAGCTGATCAAATATGCGGCCAATGCCTTTCTCGCGACCAAAATCACCTTCATCAATGAGATGGCAGATTTGTGCGAAGCGGTGGGTGCCAATGTGCAGGATGTTGCGCGGGGCATCGGGCTTGATAATCGCATCGGTGGGAAGTTTCTGCACGCCGGGCCAGGCTATGGCGGATCCTGTTTCCCCAAAGATACGCTTGCGCTGTTGAAGACGGCGGAGGATTATGACGTTCCCTGTCGGATCGTTGAAGCGGTCGTACAGGTGAACGAGAACCGCAAACGCGCCATGGGCCGCAAGATTATTGACGCCTTGGGAAGCGAGGCTGTTCGCGGCAAGACCGTCGGTCTGCTTGGCGTGACGTTCAAGCCCAATACCGATGATATGCGGGACGCCCCCTCTATCGCGATTGTGCAGGCGCTGGAAGATGCGGGCATTCGCGTCGTCGCTTATGACCCCGAAGGAATGGAAGCGGCCAAGCCGATCATGCCGCATGTGACCTTCTGCACCGATCCCTATGCCGTCGCAGAGGGCGCTGACGCCTTGGCCATTATTACCGAATGGGATGCGTTTCGCGCGCTTGATTTAGAGCGGCTGGCGGGCCTGATGGCACGCCCAGTGCTGGTTGACCTACGCAATGTTTATAAGCCGGAAGAAGCCCGTGCGCTGGGCTTTGCCTATAGCTCGGTTGGACGGCCCTAGCCCGAAAGCGTTAAAGGCCCTGATAGGCCCGCAGCCAAGCGACAAAATCAGGCACCCCCATATCAATGGGGGTGGCCGGATGAAAGCCGAGATCGCGGCGGATATCTTCTATATCCGCATAGGTTTCGAGCACATCACCGGGTTGCAGCGGCTGAAAGTCAATCTGCGCCGTGCGGCCGCAGGCTTCCTCAATCAAGGCGATGAGGCGCATAAGGGGCTCTGAACGGTGATTGCCGATGTTGTAAAGGCGGTGCGGGGCAAAGCTGCCGCCTGCTTTCTCAAGGTCATCGTCCCTGACGGGCTGATCAAGGGCGGCTAGTAAACCCGCGACAACATCATCAACATGGGTGAAGTCCCGCCGCATATTCCCCTCATGGTACACGGGGATGGGCAGGCCCTTAAGAATCCGTTCGGCAAACATCCATATGGCCATATCGGGCCGACCCCAGCGCCCATAGACCGTGAAGAAGCGCAAGCCCGTGAGCGGCACGCGATAGAGATGGGCGTAGGCCTCGCTCATCAATTCATCGGCTTTTTTGGTTGCGGCATAAAGAGAGATGGGGTGATCCACCCGGTCAGTCACCCGAAATGGCAAGGATTCATTGGCCCCATAAACGGACGAGGACGAGGCATAGACCATCTGCCGCACCGCGCGCTGGCGCGCGATTTCCAGCATGTTGAGATGCCCGGCCAGATTGGACTGAACATAAGCGCGCGGATTGATGAGCGAATAGCGCACACCCGGCTGCGCGCCCAAATGAACGATGCTGTCAATCTCCACGCCGCCCAAAGCCTCTTCGAGCGCCACATGATCGGCAAAATCAACCTGATGAAAGACAAGGTTTGGGTGGGCAATATCCGCCAGCCGATCGCGCTTCAAATCCGGGCTGTAATAATCATTGAGATTATCAATGCCGACGACATGCGCGCCCCGGGCGAGCAGCTGGCGCGCGAGCTGCGAACCGATAAATCCGGCCACTCCCGTGACAATAATGGCCATGAGTTATCCTTTTTCATCGCGCGCCAGCAGGGATTAATATGCGTAAACCATAGAGAGTCTTGAAAGAAGCTGAAAGCTGGATGATCATAGGATATTAACCCACGTGATTGATGGAGTGACCCATGCGCCTTGTTCTGCTTCCCCTTGCTGCCCTGTCAATGCTGTCGGTCGGGTGCGCTACGGATCGATCAGCTGGCGCGAACCGCGCCCGGGCCGAAGCGACGCTTTTCGATGCGGCGGGCAAGACATCTGGTCGGGCCATCATCTCTGAGACACAGGATGGACTATGGCTGGACGTCACCGCCAGCGGGATCACGCCGGGTGCGCATGGCCTGCATGTGCATGCGGTGGGCCGGTGTGATGCACCCGATTTTGCGACGGCGGGGCCCCATTGGAACCCCACGGGCCATGAACATGGCCGTAAGAATCCAAAGGGAACCCATGCCGGAGACGCCCCCAATCTAATCGCCGATGCAGCAGGCAAGGGCCGCCTGAAAAGCTGGCTCAGCGCCAGCGCGCTTTCTGCCTTATTGGATGCGGACGGGGCGGCTGTCGTCATTCATGCCGATCCCGACGATGAAATGACCGATCCTTCGGGCAAGAGCGGTAAGCGAATTTTGTGCGGCATACTGGCCGCCCGCTAATCGGGGGCCGTTAAACGGATTCCCCCGCTGCACGGGCACGATCGAGCAAGGCCCTCTCCAGCTCCGGCACGGTGCGCAGGGCGATCAAAATGGCCGCGAGGATCAGTGGAACCACCACCATTGTGCTCATCAGTGCGACGCGGAGATCCCCCGTCACATCGCTAACCAGCCCCGTCAGATAGGGGCCAAGGCCGAGGCCAAGGATGGTCGTGCCCAAGAAGAAAACGGCGGTGGCTGTGCCACGCATGCGCGGTAACACCAAATCTTGCACGGTCGCAGCACACGGGCCAAGCCACATGATGTGAATGAAAATGTTGATGGCGGCAAAGGCATAAAAGGCGTTCAAGCTCGTCACGGCATAGCTTGCGTAAATGGTGACGGCGGAACCAATGGCCGCAATCAGCATCACGATCATGCGTCCCCCCGCATGGTAGCGACGGAGCCAATCCCCAAATATACCGCCAAAAGTCGCGCCCAAGCCGCCGCCAATGGCGGTGATCAGGCCTAGGGTCAGGCCACTTTCTGCGCCCACGCCAAATTGCTGCTTGGCATAAAGGAACAGGAAGGGAGACAGTCCATAGCTGATATAGGACATGAGCCCACCTGCAATCGTCAGCCCGATAAAGCCAGGATTGGCCATAAGGACATAGCTTGCCGGATCGCGCAGGCGGATGGTTTGAACCCAGCTGCCGACACAATAGACGCCAATGGCAAGGGCTGCCCATTGCACCATGTTGGTTGTGATGACGAAAGCCCCCAACTGGCCAACGGCCGCCCGTTTGGCGGGGGCAAGCAAGCTATCCGTGCCGATGATAATCACCACAGCAGCAAGGCACACCAGCACCA